GGATATCCCTACTTCTGAGGCCATTATCTCCTCCTCCCTCTAAATGTTCGAGATAAAGATGAATCACCAAAGAGTGCTTTGCCGGCGCGAAACCCGATGACTTGGTTTTGGTTCGACGGCTCGTAGGTCAATCTGAGAGCAAACACCCCCGCGCGCGACTCACTAGAGAAGTGGTCGCCGCGGAGCGCCGCGTGCAATTCATCAGTCTTGGTAAACCAGAACCCGTCATTCCCATATGTTGCCGACCCCGTTGCATCGGATGTCGCCGGAAGCGCGAAACCCTTCAGGTCGGCGTCCGAATCGCGCAGCGTCAAAATTTTATGCCCCATCGTCATGCCGCTTGTAATATCGGTTGAAATCAGTTTAAAAATACAGAACGTCGCCGTCCCGTCGCCGGGGGCTGAGCTTGCCGCAAGTACAATCGTCATCGCGGTGGTATCCACCACTTCGTAGAGCGCCCCGTCGCCGCCTGCCGCCTCCGCAATATAGACATAACAATCATTGGGCGATGCCGAATTGAACTCATCCACCGTCCATGCCTTCTTCCAGTTGACGCCTGCACCATCGCACGTCAATGTCGGCGTTGCTCCGCCCGAACCGCTGATTGTCCCTCGTCCATAGGGCGAGCCGCCATAGGACACGTTCAGGTTCGCGGGAATATAAGGATACCCGCTGGCGCTCATCATCATCAGCACCCACTCCCAAACTAATCCATTCAAATCATACACCCCGGAGGAACGATGATTGTGCGCCCAGGTATTCGGGCCGGTGCCGGGGAGGGCGCGATACCATGTCGGCCCCAAGTCGTTCAACTCCGTGTCCAGCTGGGCAATCTCTGATGTATAGACGCTATCGGACGGCGGATTGACATTCGCATTCCCGCCGTGCGGCTGTGTGCCGAGCTTTTTCGACAGAAAGGCCAGCGACGCCCACTCGAATGCGGACAGCAAATGCCATCCTTTCCCCCGATTCGCGCAGGCAATCATTGCCTGAGGAAATGTAATATAATCCCAGACAGGCACACCGGGCTTGCTGATTCCCGGAACGGAACCCGCTAAGCCTTTGTGCGGAACATCCGGCGAGCCTTCGTCCGGGCTTGCGTTCGGCTGGCTCGAAATGTATTTGTCGGCCAAAAACCCTCCGAACGTGACCCCGCTGACATCGGTTGTTGTAAACGGCGGTATGTAAACAGGATCTGAGTCTATTGTCGCCATTATCTCCTCCTTCCCCTAAATGTCCGAGACAAAGATAAATCGCCATAACTTTTACCTTGCGGAGTAAATGAGCATATAAACGTCTAAATCCGTATCCCCATCCCCCGCCGTTATCGCAGGACGCACAAGATAGGTATTCTCAAGTAATGTCTCGATTCCTGGTGCTGTCATTACCAGTGGAGTCCCCTGCGGGTTATTCAATGTCGCATAGGTGGGGCTGTCTTTCATGTTGCTTCCCTGAATAGTGCAAGCCCCTGCTGCCCCAAGCGTCCCGATAAGCTGAACCGATTTATCTGCATAATGCGGACAGATATAGGGTTCTCCGGTATCATCGGTGTCTTTAGTAAGCCCTTCCCACTTGACAAGGGTAATTCCTGATGCTCCCCAGGGATTTTCAATTACTTCATACGATCGTACTGCCATGTTAATCCTCCTGTATATAGGGGAGCCGAAGCCCCCCTATACTTTATTTTTTCTTTCCGGCATCGTTAAGCCTTTTAATGAAATCCCCTCGTTTCTTCTTTTTGGGATTTTCTTTCTCTTCCATTATAAGCTCCTTCAGGTAAAGGGGGAATCCGAAGACTCCCCCAAAGTTAAGTTATTCAAGCATCAGCATGATATGGGCATCATCAGCGTCCGAACTCTCAGCAAGCAAATAACCAGCTCTCTGAAGCGCCACTCCTGCGGCTGCTTTAATCGTGCCGTCAGTATGCCATTCGGCTTCCCTTGTGGCCTCCGTATTCCACCCAGCATTAGGCGTAACCCATGCTGGGCCTCTGGTTTGCCCCCAGAAGTAGTGTCCGCTCGTCACCTGAATTTCGGGTACGACTATGACGCTGGCCTGAGTACCGACACTTCCCGAAGCGCCTACATTCATATAGGATGAAGGCATACCATCAACAGGTACGTCCGTCCATGCCTCTTGCGGAGGAGGATCAAGATAAAGCCTCACAATAGTATTCGAGGTATGGCTGACATCGTTTCCGAGGATATGATACCCGAAAATCTCATCATCTCTCGGAGAAGGCGGATACGCGGTAAGAATCCCGCCCTGATAACAATCACGCGTCCTTTCAATGTCATAATCCGCACTCAGGGTAACATCCACATAGTTTTCCCCAAGCACTCCTGTTGCCTTACATCCATCACTCCCGAAGGAATATCCACCCACCTTCCACGGATTCTGGTTCAGGTTCGGGCAACCGCGCCGGGCGAAAGTGATGTTCGCTGCCGCCCTGCAATACCGCCATCGTCTCCCAAAGGCTTCATAAATCATCCCAATCGGATAATGCTGTGTGGCGCTTTGTTCGTGAACCGACTGATAAGGTCTTCCTACCAAAACTCCATCTACATTAAAATCTCTCATTTCTTCATCTCCTTTTTTGCCTTCTTATCCCTCAAAGGCTTAGGCGTCGGGGTTCCGCTCTATTTCAAGCGGATTACCCGGCAGTTAGGTTATTAGTTTACTGTGACGCCACCTCGACAACCAATTCATCTTCTATTCTGGTAGCTCCCATGTCCATACTGACATAAGGCTGCCATGCGTAATTCTTGTCAGACCTTTCAGAAAGACGAACTGTTATGTCTTCGATGTTCCCGTATCCAACAGCACCTTTTGCAAAGGCGTAGTTGTACCATGTGGTAGTAGTTGAACCGTTTTCAAGGTAAATAAGCTCGGTGCGAATGAACTTAAATCCAAGAAACGTGTCAACCATTCCAGCGACAAGGGCCTGTACGGTATTGTAGTCCGCACTTGTTACTTCAGTGGTTCCCAACAGGTCAATGATGCTTTCAGACGTACAGGCAAAATATCTTTCATCCGGCGCCTCGGCTTCGTCAAGAAGCTGTTTGGCTGACAGAAGTTTCGCAATGGTCATTCCTACACTGCCATGCGCAACCTTTTGACCAGCGGGAAGTGCAATCGTAGTCCCACCGGATTTTCCGCCATAGGCATTACCACCTAAAGCAGCGATAATAAGCCTGTCTTTCTGGCGGTTCATGGCTGCTTTGGCAATTTGCTGATACGGCCCTTTGGGGTCAACAAGCATCCTTGCGGCATCCGCCCTGTCAAGCAAAGTGGCCCAAACATAGGGGGTGGCAGCACAACGCCGTCTTGTGTGATCGGGTTCGATATTAGGGGTATCGGCATGACGGGTTTCAAGCTCGACAGCCGCAGTCGTCCCTAATCTGTCCCAATAAAGATACTCCCCTTCCATTTTAATCGGGGGGATGGTTGTACCCTGCAAACGATAATCTTCCTGTTGACAGAGTATCCGCATGGTATTCTGGTATTGCTGTACGAATGCAGTTTCAATGGTTTCAGGCATCTAATAGCCTCCTTTCAGAATGTAGAAATTGCCCAGACGCCTGGATTTCCATTGCCCGTAACGTGGACTCTCTCGGCTGTCTTTCCAGCAGTCTTAACGGACGTTTAACCGCTACCCGTTATTCACCAGTTAATGACCTGTGAGTTTATCTCTTTCCTGTGATTTCTCATTAAGGTAAGGAACTCACCTTCAATCATCCAACCAGTTACTATTTCAGGAGGTGCAAGCACCCCCTTTTCAAGCTCTTTTGGTCTGCCAAAAGCTCCTTTCGGATGCGCCAAGATACTCTGTACTTCTTTTGGCCGATTCCAGACTGACAAAGGTTTTGGCAATATCATCGAACTTGATCTCATTTTCAATCTTCGGCTTCTCCGGCTCCGGCCTTACAATCTTTACCTTTTTTATAGGCGGCAGACCTTTATCTATTCTTTCCCAATTTTCCTTTGACATTGCTTCCTGAGCCATTTTATTTACCTCCAAGTCTTATGTACTGCTGCTGTAACTTTGAATATTCCTCAACGGCTTCCTTATGTTGTCTGTGGCTTATGTCATTCAAAGGATTCTTCGGGTCATTCATCATGCTGTCAATTTTGGCCTTAACAGACTCTTTTGTAAGCAGTGGATCTCCTATCTCTGCAAAAGCAAGCACGAGTTTTCTTCCGATATCAGGCGGTAAGCTGCTCAAAAGTTTATCCCCATCTTCGCCTATGTATCTCGCCACTCCCCTTCTCGCCGCTTCCATTTTACGGGGATATAATCCACCGAGTTCCCGTTTAAGGCCTTGCTTCATGTTCTGGAAATCAACCTGTTCTTTCTGGTTCTGCGCTTCCTGTAAATTCAAATACCAGTCAAACAGCCCTTGCGCCTGAGAAGGCGGAAGTCCTATCTTGTGCGCTGTTTCCTTAAACCCGTTCAATAATGTTTCGTTTGCCTTGAAACCTTCTATCTGCGGTAACTGTATTTCATACTTGTCTGGAGATTCGGGTATGGGTTCAAGAACACCCGACTCCCTCAATTTTCCCATAATACCATCAACCGCTTTTTTTCTGTCCTCCGGTTTCGCGTCCTTCCCGGGAAGTCTGATAGAATTGCCTACCATCCTCTGTGCTTCAACATACGACTTTACAAGGGCTTCACCGGGCTTTGCTGAAGAAAAGATAGGGTCAAGAGATTTCTCTTTCCCCATGTCCCCAAGCGTACCCCGAAAGCCTCCCCAATCAAAACTTCCTGTTCCCTCATTAACAGATGCAGATGCACCCCCATCAGTTCCACCTGAAAGGTCTGCACTCCCTGATACTGCTCCTGAATCTTCTGGCATAAATCCTCCTTTTTATTCGCCGCCTTCGGCATTTGTTGCTATTAAGTTTCCGGCATGGTCATAATATTCATAAATGCCATGAATCAACTTCCCCCGCCGTACATCCAAAGAATGAATCCCTGTGGTAAATATCCTTGCAAAATATTCATCAAATTGCGCGGGAAACCCCGGCGTTCAGGCCGGGGAGGGATAGCGCAGCGGCGTAAGCCGCTCCTGTTCCCGCTCTTCCTTTCTCGTTATCGCTATCAATTTTTTAAAATAATACTTGACTTTTACATTTAGCATGCATATTATATGAACATGGAACTTACAAGAACCATAAAACTTAAACTTGATATTCCGGTAGAAGCTATCCAGCCGACAGTTGATGCTTACACAAAGGCATTTAATTTTGTGTGTCAAATCGGATGGAATGATAGTGACTATAACGGTGTTTCGTTGCATAACAAGACCTATGCGTTCACAAGAGATTCGCTTCCCTCTCAGCTTGCTGTTTCTGCCAGAATGAAAGCGACTGAAGCGATAAAAGCAGTTCAGGCAAGAGTAAAGAAGAAGCAAAAAGCAACTTGTCCACAATCTTCTCAATCTTCTATCCGTTATGATGCCAGAAGTTATAACGTCTGGTTTGATCGGAACGAGATTTCTCTGCTTGCTATCAATGGAAGAATCAAAATTCCAATCTCCGTCCCTGAATATTTTAAGCAATATCTTAAATGGAAACGATGTTCTGCCGATTTGTTTATCAGAAAAAACAAAGTCTTCCTGAATATAGTTTTCAGCAAGGACATTACCGACCTTGTGCCTACCGGTAAAATCGTTGGTATTGACAGAGGCATCAAGAAGATTGCTGTTACGTCGGAGAACCAATTCTTCGGCGGAGGGAACATCAAAAAGGTTTCCATGCGTTACGAAAAGATTAGAAGCGCTTTGCAATCCCGTGGTAGCAAGTCTGCCAAAAGACACCTTCAGAAGATTTCCAAGAAGGAGAACCGTTTCAGAACAGACACTAACCATGTAATTACAAAGCAAATTATAGAATCGCTTGATAGCGGAAACACGATTGCACTTGAAGATTTGAGCGGAATCAGACAAGGCGCACGGCTTCGTAAAAAACAACGCAAGGACTTGCATAAATGGAATTTCTTTCAGTTTGAGCAATTCCTTACTTACAAAGCCGCAGCCAGAGGGATAACCGTTGAATATGTTGATGCCCGCTATACCAGTCAGAAGTGTTCTGTCTGCGGGTACATTTCCCGTTCCAATCGGCAATCTCAAGCTGTCTTTAAATGCAAACATTGCGGTTTCTCCCTAAACGCTGATCTTAATGCCAGTCGGAATATCCGTTGTAGCAACAGCTTCTGGCTGTTAGTTACAAGCCCCGTCCTTCAGGGCGGGGTAGTTGACATCGAGAAGCAATATCGTCAGAATCAAAATAAAGCGTCCCCCTCGGCATGTGCGGCAGACCTGCCCTCTTAATTTTCCTCAATGAATCTTCCATAATGTTTATGTCCGTTAAAAGCATTTAATCACTCGCCAAAAGACTATGATCCGATTGGTTATAATACTGGTGTTTCCCATCCGCCAGACCTTCATCTCTCAGGACTTTAAACCCCATTGCCGTGCCGACAAAAGAGAGGTCTGGATAACCCGATAATTCAGCCGAATCAAGCTGTATCCACCCCCTCGAAAGGTGTGGAAGTGTCGGCCTTACCGTCTTTCTTATCCAGTCTATCGCCGCTACTGTCGTTGCTCTGTCCATTTCTAATCTCCCTTACCCTCTTGGCACGTTCAATCATCATCTTCATGCGTTGCAGCCAGAACTCGTATTCCTTTTCTCTGCCCATTTAATTGCTCGCAAGAAGCGTCCCGGCCTCGTTATAATACTGATACTTACCATCCGCAAGGCTCGCTTTTCGGTATAAAGGAATCCCAAAAACCGCTCCTGTGAGCTGGCCGTCCGCTTTATATGCCGCCAAATCCACGGAATCCATATAAGTCTTTCCTCTTGGTCTGGTTGCCAAAGCTCTCACCGCCGCCGTAACAATATTCAAATCATCCCTCAACATCTTTATCCTCCTCTATCTCCAATCCCTTCTCCGGTAGAATTATCATTAATTTAATTCTGTCCAGTAAATCCCTGTTCGCCGTCCTTCTAAGGGTTTCATTTACATCCTGTCGCCAACACTCCCTGCCATATTCAGCGTCAAGGTCATCTAAAACTCTCTTGCCTTCAGGAGTGGAGAATGTCGCCGCATAATCAACCATTCTTTCATACTGCTCTTTAGTTACTTTAAGCACCTGTTCCCCCCATAAGCACCTTACCAACCGGGGCGACATCCTTCAACCCCGCGGCCAATCGTTCCATATCCTGTTTCTGATTTTCAATAGCCTGTGCCTTCGCCCTCTGTTCCCTGATTGCGCTTCTTTCTTCAATGGAGTTCATTAATTCGGAAGGCATACCCTCTATCTCTGCGACAAGCCTTGCTGTCTCGTCACCGTCATAGTTATCGAATACTTCAGGATATACCTGACCGATCTGCGCTGCAACATTAAATACCTTCTGGATTCTTACGGTTTCGCTCTGTCTCTGAGCTTGTGCAAGCGGGCCTTCATATTCAATATCAATCTCATTAATCCCCATCCTTGATAAAATAGGAGGGGGGGGAGGCAGGACAGGGTATTTTCCTGATGTGGCTCGCATCAGTATTCCAAACTCTCTTTCGATGAGCGGATTTAAACCCTCTCCTTCAAACCTCCCCAGGGATGGGCCAAGTATTCTTTGCATCAGTTCGTATCTGACAGCGACTTCCATTTCCCTCATTTCAGACTTTTCCGGTAAATTCAACTGGTCTGAGAAAAACACCTGTCTAATTGAGTGCCTTAAAGCATCTTCTTTGATTTGTGAAACATCGTATTTAGCGTTATGATCTAGAGTCCAGATTGATTCCTTATCTCTTGCGATTGTTCTCCCCCCGGCATAGAGCTTTAAGGAACCTATAATGCCCCCATCTCTTTCGAATGTCGGCGGGTCAAGGTCTTTGGCCCATGCCTTTAAACCCAACTCTTTTGCTTTATTTAAAGTCTTAACATCCGGTAGAGCTATATGTCCCCTTCCCCTTCCGTAATCTTCTCCTGAAGACTTAGACCATCTTGGAACAATGAACGGAAATTCCCAAAACCCGCCAGAAGATATTAGGTTCTGATCGTCAAGGCCAAAGTAGTAGGAAACATAAGGTCTTTTTTCTTTATGCTCGAACTCTTTTTCTGTCGGATAAGTGCAATGTAAGAATTTAAACTTCTCAAACGGCTTTTTCTCATATATTTCCTTGATTTTATCCCCAACCTTGTCTTCACCAAATTTTCTTACGGCAGCAATGGCGGTTAATTCGAATTCTCTATAAAGTGTATCAACCTTCCCTTCGGCGTTTTCGGAAGTGCAATATTCAGAATTAGGCAGAGAACGGTACAGAAGACCATTAAACCCCGGATAATAAATAGGCTTTTCTTCTACAAATATACACCCTTCCCCAAAACCTGGAAGGTCGAGATAGGCTTCGTGTATTTCCGATTTAAAATTCGATTGATTCCTTGCAAGAGTCATAGCCTGAGCGCAAGCCTCTTTCCAGTCCATAACCTCTTTCATCTTATTCAATCTTCCGTCACGGAACTTAAATGAAGACCAAATAGTAGAAGAAGGCGTAAGCGTTCCGTTCATCGAAGAAGCTAAATCATTCAGAGCCATTTCAGCCGTAGAATCATACTGCTTAGATGTCTGCTTTGCTCCAGGGGTCGGTTTATAGGTAATCCCGATTCTTCTTGGGAAAATATATTCCGCTATCTCCTCCCACAAAGGAGAATAAAGCATCCTGACGGTTTTTAGTTCTTCGTTCCGATCTATATGATACTTAATTTCTTCTTCGGTAAGCATTGGCTACCTTCCTAAAATAGACCTTTTATATACAGGGGAGCTTTTTAAAATTCCACCTTCTTCTTCGGCAAGAAGCGACCTTCTCCGTTTTTCCCTTGTAATAACAGGATTGGTATTCTTAGATTCCTCTTTGGATTCTTCTTTAGATTCTTCTTTAGATTCCTCAACTTCTTCTTTAAGATGTTCTACAAGAGGTTCTACAAGAGTTTCTACCTCAGGTCCCGCCCCCGATTGTTTTCCAAGAGAATAACCACCTAAAGCCTCTTTTGACAAATCCCCTCCATGTTCCACTGTTCCGGGTATCGTTGACGCTTCTGCCATTCCATATTCTGATCTGCTCGCATCAAACGATGCCATGTCCGCTGACAAATCCCCTCCATGTTCCACTGTTCCGGGTATCGTTGACGCTTCTGCCATTGCATATTCTGATCTGCTCGCATCAAACGATGTCATGTCCGCATCGCTAATAGATTGCGGTCCAGCATTCATATCGCCCCATATTCCTATCCCACCCAATGAGGAATCACCATCTAACGAGGGATATCTACTTTCTACTGAAGGCGCTTCGACTTCACCAACATCGCCCCATATTCCTCTCCCACCAAATGAGGAATCTAATCCCATTCCTGCTCCACCGTCACTCATCTTTATCGCCTCCCTCTTGTCTCTCATTATTTTGGCTGTCGCGTGTCCCATATTATCCCCAAACACTAAATTCCGTTTGAGATTTCTCATAAGTATAGGGGTCAAAATCAATCTCAGACCTGAAATCCTGATCCCGGTGAGTCTCTGTCCATTTAACGCCGGTCAAAGTGTACCGATACCAATTTTCCATAAAATGATCGGGACAATCCTTGCATGGCTTACCATCCTTATCATACACCCACCTCTGAACCTCATAGAAATGCCTCTCACAAGTATCAAAAATAAAACACGAAGGCATCCTGTTCGGCCCCATAAGCCACTCACGGATGTTCATAATCCCGCTTTCCTTATCCTTAGACGCCACATGAAGCCTGATTCTGGCCTTCTCTAATCTCCTCTGTAACTTGGTATAGGTGTCCTCAATGCTGCTGCCCAACTCATTCCTCATGTACGCCGTGTCACCTTTAGATAATGGATCAATATAAGCATCCTCAATCCTCCACCCAAATCCCCTGACCTTACGAATGATGTCATCAGCTATCCCGTCAGCGTTGATATGCTGCCAAGTCTCCCCTACACAATAACGAGTGTCCCTCTTATCAACAGCCCAATAAGAAACCGCCTGTTCGGTAGAAAGATGAAAGTCAATCATCACCGTAACCGGCCAATCCGTAGGAACATCAAAGGGCTTTATCTTGTGAATATTATCATCAAACTCCTTTAAGACCCTCCCCACTAAACTCTTAAACTGACCAAATACCCTCGGCGGAACATCCGAAGGGTCAATGTCTTTTATGAACTTCAACATCTTCAGTAACATAATTTTAGAATGTTGTTCTTCGGGACAAATCTCTTCAAGATACCTCTCCGCCGCAAAACCCTTATCTGTTACCGGAAGACCTTTGGAAACATCAGCGTAAAGCAATAAATCCATAAATTTCTGCTTCTGCTCTTCATTTAACCCCATTGAATCCAAAACCTTCATATCCCCATTATATAAATCAGGGTTGTCGGTGATCTTTAAATTGTCTATTATCCCTATATCCTTCCTTCCACTCAACACAACATCATCCAAAACCCATGCTTCTTTCAAGGGAGTTAAGGTCAAAAGCGTCTTTCCCTGATCTAATAATAACCCCCTCGATAAAGCCGTATGCTTCGACTTCGGAGGGGGTTCGTCCTCCCATGCACCCTGAATCCTGAATGACTCAAATAAACTGTCCTCCTGAGTGTAAGACATTAACTTAAACATACTCCCATTAGACCACGTCCATTCAAATTCAACCCCCTGCTCGTTCTTCCGGGTTTCATACCCAATATCATTAGGCGCCCACTTCTTTAACTCTGGAACAATCGTACCCCCTAAATGCGTCTTCCAATCCTCCCCCGCAATAATAATGTTCACCGGAGGCTCAATCCCTAAAGAAGACCTCCTGTAATAACACGACCCAATATGAACTGCATCAGGATCACCCTCATCAGCATAAGGAGGCCACGGCTCATACCCTAAAGCCCATGATATCACAATACAAGCCCCCGCTGCGGTCTTTCCTAATTTGTTCGAACTAATTGCCGCAATAGTTACTTTGTCCCTGATCTCCTTGACCAACCTCTCCTGCCAGGGATATAACTTCCAAAAGAAAATAAGATTGGCTTTCTTCTTCTCCCCTAACCTCTGTATTGCTAACTTACGCTTATCTTCCATAAAAGCCTTTTATATTTCCGGGATTTATAGGGGGAAGTATTAATCCGTCCTCCCAGACTCCGACCCCCCCCCCACCCCTCTCTGGGAATTAAAACCAGGGGACCAATCGATTAAAATAGTTATGTAAACTAGCTGTGGATAACTCGAGTTATCAACAGGGTTATCAACAGTTTTGGTGGTTTTTGTGTAGTGAATCATATCAATACTTTACCTCTCTTGTTGGTGGTTTTTGTGTAGTGAATCATATCAATACTTTACCTCTCTTGAGTCTCCCGAAACACGGGGGTTATACTTTTCCATAAAAAGTTATCAACAGGGAGGTAAAACAGGGCACTATAACCATGACTCTATCTCCTCCATCTCCCGTAATATAACCATGACTCTATCTCCTCCATCTCCCGTAATATCTTGAGGTCGTCGTGGACTGAGATGTTGGCTGTAGATTGGCCGCGTTCCAGTCGCTCTTTATCATATAGTTGGCATGCGGCGAGGACTAGAGAGCCTGCGGGAGCCTTTTTGAGACGAGCGTCGTCCACTTGAGCTAATAACTTCGCCTGTAGTCCGCTTAGTATATCCGCTCTAAATATTCGTTACTGGCTGGAGGGAGTAAGGGTTTGATTGCTTTATGGATTGCTTGTCTTGTTACGCCCTGTATAGCGGCGATCTGTTCATAGGATAGGTTGTTATCTACTTTGAGTTTTAGGGCTGTTGCTTTGTCAACTGGCATGATGTTTTTTTGCCTCCCTTTAATTGTGGCTTACTCTTTTATTTTATAATGTCAAGATATTTTTTTATACCGGATCAAAACTCTATGCTGAAAATTCTTACTTTCAGGGGTTTTTCCGTGATTTTCACGGGTTTTACGGGATTTTCACAAAATAGGCTATTACTGTTAATTATTAAGGGTTTAGGCCAATAATTAGGGGTTTTTAGGCTGTGATTTTCACGGATTGAGAATTGGCTGAAAATGTAAGTGTTTGTAATTGGTATATATTTTTATTGGCATGGATAATGCTGTATATATGGCAAAGGAGGAGGACAGCACATGGACGAGATAAAAAGAAAATACCTTGCGGGCGAAATCACAGAAGAAGAACGGGACGAAATGGAAAGACAAGAACGGATTAACAAAATGATTGATTGGCTGAAAACAAGTCGTTTAGCATAAACACTAATAAGGAGGAAACATTATGAAATATAAATCAGAAGGAAACAAGATTGTTCATTATGATGAGTATGACAGCTATACTATTGCACAATGCGACGAGCCGGAGAGGGCAATTAATCTCTTTGAACAGGCAGGCTATTTAAACGATGTAAAACGGAAATATACAGCATCGGCTCGTTTATTTGCACAAGCAGAAGAATTGCCAGGTTTTAAATGGATTGAAGTTTAACCATTAATTAAAGAGGAGGATGCAACCATGAAAGCAAAAACAAAAGATTATAAACGAATTATTAAAAGAGTATTACCGGAATATCATAAACAATCAATAAACGTTGTCGCTGCTGAAAATGTTACCTTGTATGATCTGAACTGGAGCGGAGGAACCAAAAACATTTATCATTTTGCGCCAGTAAACGGTAATGAAATTGATCTCCCTTTTGATATGGGCGCAAGAGCTCCATGGAACAATCCTTACGAAAACCAAAAAGTAAATATTCCTCAAGGTTTTTGTGTTATTCAGGAAGGTTTTTTTCGCGGTCAAGAAACATCGGCGACAATATATTTTCACCCTAACGATATGCCAAAACAAATAACAGACTAAGGAGGCAGGAAAATGAAA